ATGAAATATGTCACAACGGGTATTAGAAAGGATATAACGGAAGAATCTGAATATAAAGATTGCTTAATCGATATAGGGCAAACTATGTATGCTGAATATTGCGCAGAAACTTTTGCATATTCAAAGTTGTTGTGTGCTTGTAGAATCAACTCAGTGAAAAATGACCTTACTGATTGTATACTTACATACCAAAAAGGTGATATAAATAAAAGAGTACGTAGAATCGTATACTTCTTTCTTCAGTATTTGGCATATTATCATGCAACGAATATGGAAGTAGAATTTTATAAAGAATTTGAAGATGACGAAAAAATAGGCTGTTATATCCCAGTTTTTAAAGAGATAGAATCTGCAATCGAAGGATTAAATAAGACCTGTTCGAGCGCTAATATTCATATGGATGATTTTGCAATTGGTATTCAGGATCTGACTGAATTTGAAAAAAGAGTATTATAAAAGAAGGTGAACTAAAATCGCAACAAACAAAATAGATACAGTTTCAAATACGGAACTCCTGACCAAATATCTGATCAAGATATACGGCCAGAGTAAAGCAAGACAATTACTTCTAACATACAAGTCAAACCTATTCTTAAAAAATGGTTTGGCTTTTTTGTTGGGAAAAAACAACCTGGAATTCTTCTGCATGTATTTCCTCCAGGACGTATACACCGGGGAAGGCAAGGCAGAATTAGCTTCATTACATCACGAAGTCTGGCAAGAAGCACAGGATATGATTTTAAATACAAATGGTACAAAGCATTGCTACATTCTCCCGAGGGGTATAGGAAAAACAACTTGTATAACTCTGCCGGTGGCGATTTGGTGCGCTGTCTATAATTATTCAATTTATACCGTTATTTCTTCATCCATTTCTGCCACAGCCGAGCAGTTTATCTCGAATATAAAAGTGGCGATTGAGAATAATCCCTATATAGAATCAGCTTTTGGACAGTTAATCAATCGCAAATTGAAGTATAACAGTGAACAGATTGAACTTGATACGAAGCCATCAAGGACAATGATCCAGTCAATAGCAGCTAGTTCTTCATTCCGTGGGCGTACTTATGCCAATCACAGAATTGAACTTATGCTGTTGGATGACTTTCAGAATGAATCAGAGTTATTGTCTGAGGATATGAGGGAGCGAAAAATCAAACGCTTCAATGATGATGCAAAAATGGCTCTGCAAAAAAGCAATAATCATATAATTGGTTTGGGAACACTTCAGATGAAAGGCGATATTTACGACTACTTCCGCAATTCACCAACTTGGAAGACCAGGATTGAAAAAGGGGTTGTGGTTGATAATGTTGATGCCTTATTAAATGGCGGTTTATGGCTTGAATTCAAGAAAATCCTTCTGGATAAATCAAATGAATACGCTTTAGATGATGCAAAAGAGTTCTATCTACAGAATAAAGAAGCAATGCAATTTCCGATGTTGTGGAATGAGTATTGGGATTGCATGGATATTGCATTATCCTATTACGAAAATCCGGTTTCATTTAAGCAGGAGTTCCAGAATGATATTGATAATATTGGTGAAAAACTGTTCAAAACCATTGTAACAAAACCAGCAGCAGTAATTGAAGATAATGATTTTACCAAAACAATTCTTTCATGTGATCCAGCCGGAACTAATAGGACAGGCAGAAAGCGAGATTTCTATGCTTTTTGTGTTATGTCCATGACTGATAACGGTATTAAATACGCTCGGAAATCACTGATTAAAGATTTTGAGATGGATGATTATATCAGATTGACCTTGGAATTATTGAAGCAGTATCCAGATATTACGCACTTATCTATAGAAAAGAACGTGTATAGCGGTGCCGATGTCATCAAACTAAAAGAGGAAATTGCAAAGGACATTGAATTAAGAAGCAGAAATCTAAGCATTATCAATAAATCCCGTACTTCAAATAAAGACAATCGTATTTCTGCCATTGTCGGAGATGTGAATATGGGGCGTGTAATCTTCAATGAAGAAGATACGGAAGCAATTGAGCAGCTAAAAGACTTTGCCGGTGCAAGATATTCTCTCCATGATGACTATCCGGACTGTTTGGCTGATGCAATCGAAAATATTAGTACAATTGAAAACATACCTAAAATGCGAGTTTTATCGCTGAGCTATTTAGGACTTTAACGGGAGGAATGCACACTTAAAAGTGCATAGCCTTCTTTTTTATTGCAAAAAAACGAGGTGAAAGAGTGACAGAGCAGCAAATAATTATAGGTAAAATGGAGCAGGAGTATCGTACAAATGTTACTACTTATCTGAAAATGAAGGATTATTATGATGGAGATCATGATATCTTCAGCACGTACAAACGTGAAGTAAACAGGAACAATCAGATTATCGTTGATAATTATATTCAGAAATTCATTGATGAAGAAGTCAATTATACGTTGGGGAACGCTGTATCTCATGTAAGCAAGGCAGGAGATAAAAGCATCATTGACACAATTGATTCTCAGCTCTTCCATTATAAAAGCAATCATAATCAGCTTTTAATGAATGAACTTGAAATTTATGGAACAGTTTATGAATTATCATATATTGACCATAAGGGGCGATTCTGTTCAAGGATACTGAATCCTACAAATGCAATCGTCTATGCAGATGCGGATGAAGTGCCGCAGATATTCATTCATTTCTACAAAAAGAAATACGATGATACAGAGTATAAAGATATTTATTATGCGGATGGCAAAATTGAAATATATAAAGGAAATACTTTGATTGGAACAAAGTCACACATATTCAAGGGCGTTCCGGTTTCAGTTTGCCATTTTGATGTTGAGCAGACGATTTACTATAAAATCAAGCACTTACAGGATGCATATAATCAGATTATGTCTGATCAGGTTAATGTGATTTCGGATTATCGAAACGCTTATCTGGTTGTAACCGGTGTTGATGTAGATGCAGAAACGGCGGAAGCGTTGAAATCAAAAGGTTTATTAAACCTTAAAACAAAAGATGCTAATGCACAGTGGTTATTGAAGGAAATGAATGATACATATATTCAGAATATGATCAGTAATCTTAAAAATAGTATGTACTCAAATTGCAATCATATCGATGGAAATGAAAAATTGCAGAGCAATACAAGCTCGTTGGCAATCAGGAGCCGATTGATATTCCTGGAACAGCGATGTAAAAAGATGTTTGATATTATTGCTGATTGTATGTATGACAGGCTTGAAAGGTTATTTGAATATCTGGAAATCAAAAACCAGAAGTTTGATGTCCAGGACATTCGACTGAATTATACGCCAAATATTCCTATTGATGAAGTCTCAATTGTACAGTCGATTGTGCAGCTGGGCGATAAAATCAGTCTTGAAACTGCATTATCCAGGCTGCCATTTATCGAGAATCCGCTTCAGGAAATTGAAAAAATCAAGGCTGAGAGGCGCACATTGGAAGAAATTGACCTTGATAAAATAAACAATTTTGAGTAAGGGGGCTTGAGGTATGTCTTTACGTGAAGAAATGCTAAAGATTAAAGAGGACTCTGAAAAGTACGGAACAAAAAAAGCTTATAAGGTTCTTCAGCTTCTTAAGCGGAATCAGGATGATACATTAGCAAAGATTAGTAGATTGACGATGAAATATTTTTCGGATGATGGCTTTAAAATATCGGATTATCAAAGATATACGATTCTAACAGAATTAGAAAATCTTTTAAGGGATGGGATTGAGGCATTGTCAGACAGTCAGACCAAGATAACCTATGATATTTTGACAGAGGCATATCAGGAAGCCTATTATCAATCGGCTTTTCTGATAGACAAAGGTGTTAAAGCGGTGACGAATTTTGCTTTATTAAAGTCTGAATTTGTCAAGGCAGCGGTTGAAAGACCGATTAGAGGATCGATGTTCTCAGATGCAATCTGGAAAAACACAAATGATTTATCCAAACGAGTTATCAAAGACGTTGAAAAAGCTTTAATACAGGGTAAATCCCCGGAAAAATTGGCTAGAGAAATCAAGAAAACTTATGGATCAACGGCATATCAGGCAAAACGGCTGATTAATACTGAAGTTGCAAAGTCAGTTATGTACGCCCAGGACGAAGTTTATCAGAACAGCGGGGTGGTACAACAGGTAATGTGGGATGCAACGCTGGAAACAAACACATGTGAAATTTGCGAGGCTTTGGACGGAAAATATTTTGATAAAACTAATCATCCTGACGTTCCGCAGCATCCAAATTGTAGATGCTGTATTATTCCTGTGGTCGACGGTTGGGAACCGACAAAGAAAAAGGAAAATGTAATTTCAGCAAATGGAAAGAAAAATGTAATTGATTATACTGACGTAGAAAGCTGGAAAAAATCAAGGTTAGGAAGTGAATAATGGCAGTAATAAAGCAGATGGTTTGGTCAGAAGGTAGCGACAATCCACAGGTCAAGTTTCAGACAACGCAGAACACTTTGAACAAAGAAAAGGAAAATGCTAAGTTTGATTTACCCGTGATAAAAGAGTTCGTAAATGACAAAACCAGAAAAATGTTTAATCATAAATGCGATAAGTGCATGAATAAAGCGGAATGTGACAAATGGCAGGGTAAAATTATTGTTACATGCGAAGAAATAAGGAGGTAATATAGTGGCAGTTTACACTAATTCAGCAAATTTAAATATTGGTTACTATGAAAAAAGATACTCTTCAGAGGATGAACCTTTTGAAGATATTGAAATATTAGATGTTATACGGGCAGCAGAACAGCAGAATGTAGGCTTTTTATCATCAATTCAGATGGAAATTTATCCGGTTGGCAATAGCTACTTCTATATTAATGGAAAACGGATGAGAACATTTGATGGAAAATACATATCGCCTAGCGATTTAGATATCTATTCGCTAGTAATACATCCGAATCACGGAACAACATTTGGAATCCTATACTATTACTACTTATAAATAAGGTATTAATTAACGGCGTTGCTAATGGCAATGCTTTTTTATTACAAAAAATTGCACTTGATGGACTTATGTACATAAAGGGCACAAGGAAAAGGAGATTGAAAGAATGGAATTTAATGAAATTATCAACGCATTAGAAGGCTTTAAGGAAACTGACGAATATAAAAATTATGTTGGGGGTATTAATCCAATTACACCTGATAGGGTAAAAGAATATTTATCTACTGACGATGGAAAAAAGATTGTGCAGCCGGATATGGACAAGTATTTTACAAAAGGACTTGAAACGTGGAAAGCAAACAATCTTGAAAATATTATAACTGAAGAACTCAAGAAGAGAAATCCATCTTCAGATCCGAAAGATCTTGAAATCGCAAGTATGAAAGCACAGCTGGAGGCAATGCAAGCAGAAACCATCCGAAAAGACCTTACAAATAAGGCTTTAAAGATAGCTACGGAAAAGCAGATACCAACGGATTTGATTGAATATTTCATAGGCAATGATGAAGAATCTACTATGGCGAATATTAAAACATTTGAAAAGGCTTTTAATAGTGCGGTATCAGTTAGCGTTGATGCGAAGATAAAAGGCAACACACATATCCCGAGTGCTGACAGTACAGAGCCTTTAACGGGTGTTGAATTGGCATTTCAAAACTTAACAGGTATCACATTATAAAAAGCTTTTATTAGACGGGTGAAACGATATATCCCGGATGATAGGGCTTTTTTTATGTCCAAACTTAAGGGTAGAGGACGTAAAACAAATGAAACTCACAATAAAATAATAAAGGATGGTAAAAACATGGCACATACATCACAGGATAGATATTCAGCGTTAGTTGACGCTCAGCTCAGAAACACATTAGTTACAAAAGATGGTGTAATTTTTAATAACAAATACGAAGGTGATCCTAAAGCCGGAGCTGTTAAAATCCCGGTTAGAAGCTTAGAAGTTTCAGTTGGAGATTATAATAAGGCAACAGGTGGAACACTCACTTCGGGAACAACAACATATATTACTTTAACAATCGATAAAGATAAATATGTTAATGAACTGATTGATAATTATGATGCAGCATCAGTTCCAGATGGTATTGTTGCACAGAGACTTGACTCTGCAAGTTATGGTTTAGCCAATCAGATTGATGATGATGGTATTGCAGCACTTGAGGCCGGTGGAACAACGCTTGCTTCAACTACGGCTCTTACTAAGACAACGGTATATGAGCAGTTTGTTGATATGAGGACAACCTTATCAACAAATAAAGTACCTGCAAAGGGAAGATATGCAATCATTACTCCGTCTGTTTACGCCCTTGTATTAAAATCCCCTGAATTCATTTCGGCTTCTAACTTAGGTGATTCAGTTAAGGCAACAGGTGCAGTCGGTGAAATTGCAGGATTCACACTGTATGAATCAAATAATATGGCAGCAACGACTGAAATTATTGCAGGTCATCCAGAATGGTGTACTCGTGTTCCGGAATGGGAAGTTCCTGTTCACGTACAGGATTTAAACGGTTCTGGTACATATATTGGAGCCTGTGCAGTTCAGGGTAGAAAGATTTATGCTCATAAAGTAACAAATGCAAATGCCGTATTAGTAAAAACTAAAGCCGCTTAATTCACATTTTGATTATTAGAAGGGTGCTCTTATGAGTGCCCTTTTTATTAGAAAAGGGGTGTGAAGTATGGCAGGTTATAGTTTTATAACGGATTTAGAAACAAAATACACCGTTGAATATCAGTATCTATCAGAAAGATTTTTAACTGATGGTTTGATTGCAGACCAGAACAGCCTTCTGCTAAGCATTGATAAAGCATATAAGGCGATTTGCAAATATATAGGCTTTGAAGATGCCTATGATGGCACGTATATGGCAGAAACAATATGTTTGGCAGATGCTTATTTTAATCTTGATATTCTTAATCGAGATTTGTTAAAAGGTAATAGAACGGTTACACAGATGGCTCAGGGATCAAGAAGCGTTACCTATGGCAGCGCAAAAATTGAACTGGATTCATATGGATTGACTGAGGATGTTAGAGCTATGTTGCCGATTCCGAAATTGAAGGTGATTTAGTATGACCGAATACTTTTATGACAAAGAGATTTCTTTATTGAAGGAATCAGAGGGCTATTTATATCATGGCTCATGGGTTAAAGGTACATTAACGGAATTGAAAACCCTTTTTTGTGATGTACAGCCGTCAAATAGAGAATTAGTATTTAAAGAATACGGATATTACATTGATTGTACTAAACGTATTTTCTGTGATGTTGATTCAGATATAGCTGATGGCGATATTGTCGAATATAAAGGGATCCGGTTTAAAATTGAAAAGATTATTGAATGGGATGATTACCTGGATATATTCATGAAAGAGGTGTAATCATGGCAGATAATTTATTTGAAATCGAAAAACAGCGCATTAAAGAAAAGGCTTTAAAATGCATGGAAGAAGCCATGATTATGATTGAAGCAGATACAAAACAATTATGCCCGGTTAAATCAGGTACGCTGAAAAGATCATATACCCATGACGTTGAAGATAAAGATGGCGTAATTGTCGGAGCTGTCGGCACAAATGTTGAATATGCCATTTGGGTAGATTTGAAGCAGCCGCATCTTACTCAAGCTGTTGATATGAATATGGCTAGAATCAAGCAGAAGTTCGCTGACGAATTAGGAAAGGGGTAGCAAATGGATATGAATGTTATACGGGAATACCTTGTTACTCAAAATATCGTTAGTGAAAATATATTCTTGTTTGAAAAGCCTGAGAAGGTAACTTGTACGGATTATATCATATACAATTTTAAAGAATTGGATGGTGGTTCAACCATCAGGCATTATCAATTGGATATCAGGATTGTAAGCAAGGATAAATTGCAAGCTATTGAAATAAAGGATAAAGTAATAAACGCATTAGATGTTTACTATAAATTTTGTAAGATAAAAGATACTGAAGTCGCGGTTAGATCAATAAAATTGGTTAACGGTGGTGGATTAATAAAGAACGAAGAATCAGGTGAGTACAATGTGCTCATCTATTTTAGTGTAAAAATATAAAAAGGAGGCTCCTAAATGGCGGCAGAGAAATTAAATTATATTACAGCGGATAGTAAATCTGTGGTAATTGGTAGTGGTGAATTATATGCCATTAAACATACTGCGGGTATGAATTATGGTACGGTTACAACCGAAAGCATGACTGATTTGGGTTTTATACAGGCAAATGCAGTGTTAAAAGCTAAAGCAGAAACAAAAGACCTTGTCGGTGCTAACTGTGGCATCGTCGGAACTGTACCACTTAGCAAAGAGGTTACTTTTGAGACTGGCATTATGGAATGGAATTTGGATAACGTTTCTAAGTTTTTAACTGGATCAGACTATTCAGTTGTGGTAGAAACAGGTGTTAAAAAATTCTATTATGGCGATGCGGATAAAGCCCCAGATGTAATGCTCCGTTTCGTAGCAGAAGATGAAGCTACAGGTAAGAGAATAACTGTTGATATATACAAATGTAATTTCTCGGGAGAATTATCATTAGATTTTAATAATGATGATCCAATTACATTTGACTATTCATTCAAGGTATTATCAACTATTATGCCGAATACTAAGCGGGGTTATTTCTTAGTAACTGAAGAAGATATCGTATAAATGATGAAGTGCTAGGTCTTTATTAAAGGACTTAGCGCTTTTTTTGGGAAAATAATAATTTCGAAAATGGAGGATTAGAGAACATGAATATTATCGATTTATCAGTATTAAAGAAAGAGGATTTAACAGTAAAGTCACTTAAAGGAACGGAATTCAATATTCCGGGGAATTTTTCAACCGAGTTTTATCTGAATTTATATGATGTATATACCAGAGTTAACAAAGTAAAGGCAACGGACTATAAAGCTTCCATAAAATTATTGAAGGAAATAGCATTAGAAATCATTAAACTGGACACTTCAAAAGAGGTTTCAATGGGAACGATTAATGAGGAATTCAATGATTTCGGCGTTTTGCAGATGTTATTAGTTGAAACGATGAAACATGCAAACGAAATTACAAATGACCCAAACTCAAAATCCCCAACATCAAATTAAGAGGTGCTGGGGCTTCATATGATACGGATACAGCTGTAAAAGCCGATGATTTTGAGTTTATGGAAGGTGTCGCACTTGTAATGATGGAAACAAGTAATAATTTTAACGATATTATGAGGATGCCCGTGACGGTTTACCTATCTATCGTTAAGCATATTCGGATGAAACAGCTTTTAGAAATTCCAGAGTGGAGAGAAAAGTATAGCCAGGAAAAATACAAGACTGCACTCAAAGAGAAAAGGGCTGTGCTAAAAACAACGTGTAACATCAAAGAAATAAGCGCTTTCGGCAGGGATTTATAGCAGAAAGGAGTGATATATGGCGGTAATAAATTTAGCGGACTATCAATATACTCTTAGCCTGGACAGTTCAAAATATGATAGCAGTATGACAAATGCAGCAGCACAAGCTGATTTAATGAAAGATAAATTATCCGGTGTTGGTTCGTTTATGCAGACTGCTTTAGTCGGTGGTTTGGTTGCAGCCGGTGCAGCAATAGGTGCCACTATTGTCAAAAGCGTTCAAAGCGCGGATGAATTAAAAAAGGCAATGAATGGATTTCGTGCTGAAACAGGTATAACAACAGAGACATTTGGAGATTTTGAACAGTCATTAAAGAATATATATGCTAATAACTATGGGGAAGATTTTGAAGATATAGCTGATGCCATGGCTACGGTATCGAAAAATGCTAGTATGATAGATGCTTCTAATATTGAAGCCGTAACTACAAATGCATTAGCATTAAGGGATACTTTTGAATTTGATATTCAGGATTCTATGAATTCCGTAAATATGTTGATGGAGCAGTTTGGCATAACAAGCGATGAGGCTTTTAATCTTATTGCTCAGGGAGCACAGAATGGTCTTAACAAAAATGGTGATTTGTTGGATACCATTAATGAATACAGTGTTCAATTTGCACAGTTAGGATTCAGTTCAGATGAAATGTTTAACGCATTAGCTAATGGTGCTTATTCAGGTACTTTTTCCGTTGATAAATTAGGTGATGCGGTCAAAGAATTTGGTATTAGAGTCAAGGATGGAACAGCAAACGATGCTTTCGCTAAATTAGGTCTTGATGTTGAAGGCACCACACAAGCGTTTGCAAGTGGTGGAGATGCGGCTAAAGAAGCCATGGGACAAGTTACTGAGGCTTTATTCTCAATGGATGATCCTGTTCAGCAGAATTTACTAGGTGTTTCTATGTTTGGTACACAATGGGAAGACCTAGGCGTTGAAGGCGTCAAAGCGTTAATGGATTTATCTGGCGAGATGGACAAAACTTATGATTCAATGGGGCAAATCAAAGAGATTAAATATGATTCATTCGGAGAGGCCATCTCAGGCATTGGAAGACAATTAGAAACCGGGATTATGCTTCCTTTAGGTGAAAAGATTCTGCCTATGTTAAATTCATTTGGAAATTGGCTAAATACCCAACTCCCTGGGGCTATAGCAGTATGCAATAATGCTTTCAGTACAATTTCGGCATTCATACAGCCTGTAATAGATATTATAGGAACAGTTATATCTTCATTTACGGACGCTGATTCAAATTCAAATACTAGTTTCACTTCTATTAGAGATACTATTATGAGTGTAATAACTGCAATTCAAGGGGCGCTTGGTGCTTTTGTGACATTGTTTAATACGATATGGGATAAATGGGGGGCTGATATCGTAGCCTTTGCACAGAAGTATTTGGGTGATGTTATGAATAATTTTACGAATGTTTTCGCTTATATACAAAGCATTATTCAGACCGTCACAGCATTGCTAAGTGGCGATTGGAAAGGGTTTCTGGATGGAATACAGAACATCGCTCAAACAGGATTAGAATTAGTTAAAGGATTATTTAAGACAGCATTTGATCTGATCGGCGGAATTGTTGGTGCAGGAATTAATCTTGTAAAAACGGTATTAAGTACGGCTTTTACAGCAATTATTAATCTGGCATCTTCAGTTTTGGATAGTATAGGTTCTGGAATATCCACAGCCTTTAACAATGTAATTAGTTTTATGAGCAGACTTCCGGGTACTTTTGCTGAAATTTTAGGGAATGCCGTATCAAAAGTGGCTGAATGGGGTGGTAATCTCATAAGTAAAGGCACGGAAGCTGCAAACAGTTTAGTAAATGCCATTAAGATTAAAATAGAAGAACTGCCTGGTAAAATGGCTGATATAGGCAAAAATCTGGTAAAAGGTATATGGAACGGTATCGATGATACTACAAGCTGGATTATAAGCAAAATAAAAGGGTTCGGAACATCGGTTTTGAATGGTATAAAGAACATTTTTGGAATCCATTCTCCTTCAACATTGATGCGTGATGAAGTCGGTAAATTCTTGGCTGAAGGAATTGGCGTTGGATTCGAAGATGAGATAGGTGGCGTTAATAAGCAGATTCAAGACAGTATTAATACTGATTTTGATATTAGTCCGAATTTGATTAATAGCGCATCACTTATGAATCCGAGTGTTGTTTATGCTCAGAATGCCCAGGCTAAGCAGACAAAAGAATCTAAGGCGCTCACGATACAGAACAACTATGATAGTTTCATCAGGGTTGATGGAAATATCGATAAAGATTTTACGAAACTGTTTAAGAAGGCAGTAGAAGAAGCACGAGAACTGTCTGCTAAAGATTTATATGATAGCGCAAGAAGTATACTTGGATCAAGGTGAGCAGGGGCGTCAATATGGCGCTCCTTTTTTTATGGAAATTATTATTGCAAAAACTTTATAAATAATGTGAAAGGGAAGGTTGATTATTATAGAAACGAATAAGGTATTAGTAGATAAAGCGTTATTGAATGTTGATGAATTTTGTGCATATTTGGGAATTGGACAGACAAAAGCGAGGGAGTTATTGCACACGCCAAGGATTGGATTTGTTGTAAGAATTGGAAATAGATTATATGCTCATAGACGTAAATTAGATGAATGGCTCGAAAATCTATGTGGCACTTATAGATAAATGGAGTAACTTGTTTGTAAAAATAATCTTGATGTGATATATTAAAAACATAATTATATCAAGGTTGTTTTCCACTTATATGGAGGGTAGAAAAATGGGAAAAAACCTTAAAGGTAAAGAATTAGGGACTGGAATTATACAGAGAAAAGACGAAATTTATTGTGCCAGATATGTCGATAGGTTTGGGAAAAGGAAGGTTATGTATAACAGAAGTTTAAGAGATTTAAAAGCCGCACTAAATGACAGTATTTATGAAGACAAAAACAAAATGAATATCTGCGACGACAAAATCACATTAGATGAATGGTATAAAAAATGGTTAGAGATCCATAAATACAAAGTAATCCGTGAGAACACAAAACGTCATTACGTTCAAGTTTACGAAAAACATATATCTCCAAACCTGGGAAAATTCAAGTTAAACGAAATCACACAATTACAAATCAAAGGATTGATCAAAAAACTTGATAAAGCCGGCTATAAGTATGAAACCAAAAACAAAGTAAAGATATTATTGCTAGATATGTTCAACAAAGCGATGATTGATGATTTTGCGAGTAAGAATCCGGCAAGAGGCATTAAAATCACAAGAGATGAAGAAAAGGACATAAGGGTTTTGACGCAAGATGAACAAGTAACTTTCTTTGATGCTTGCAAAGGTACGTTTTATGATAATCTCTTTACTGTTGCGGTATCAACCGGTTTAAGACCAGGTGAAATATGTGCTTTAAGAGCGGAAGATATTGATTTTGACAAGGCAGAAATCAGTGTTGTGAGGACTTTGTTATACCAGAAACTAGATGGAGACACTAAAAAGACATTTCATATTGAACTCCCCAAAACTAAGACCAGTATCCGAAAAGTTCCAATCAATAAACAGTGCTCAGTGGCGTTGAAAAAACAGATCATGCAGAAAAATGTATTAATGTCCAAAAGTAATGCTAAACCACTAGAAGGATATAAGGATCTGCTTTTCACAACTAAATACAGCACTCCGATAAATGCACAGATTTACTGCGACGCTATAAAGGCGGTAGTTGATGAAATTAATTTGTGCCGTGATGATTTAGAACAGTTTGAAATGTTTTCAGGACATTGTTTTCGCCATTCATTTGCAACACGTTGTTTTGAAGCGGGGATTCAGCCTAAAACAGTTCAAAACTACTTAGGACATGCAACGCTTCAGATGACAATGGATTTATATACATCCGTCTTAGAGGATTATAAAAAAGAAGAGATGTCAAAATTGGAGATAGTATTGGATTCTGTGTCGAATAGCAGCGATGATTTAGTTGAAAAAACATATGAAAAAACTATGGCACAAATGAATAACGTTGTGAACATGTTTGGTACAAAATTGGTATAG